CGAGGAGGATCTTGTTGACCTGCGCGCTCTCGGCGAGATTGGTGGCGAAGGGCGTGGTGCCCGCGGTGCCGTAGGCGCGCGAGGCCGCTTTGCGGGCCGCGGCAGCGACATCGGATTCACACTCGTTGACCAGGGCGCGGATGGCTTGCGCGATCTGATCTTGGCGAGTGGTGAGATAGCCAGCACCGCTGTTGATGCCGACTTGATCTTCACCGGACCACGAGAAGGGCGCGAAACGCGACTTCGTGATGGTGAGCGCCGTGTTGCCGATGGTCTGATCAGCCGCGGCAGGCAGCGACATCGCGGGAGTAACATCGCCCGCGGCGGTGTTGACCGGAGCCACGCCGGAGCGGATGGCGTTGGCGTTGAGCTGGCAGCGCTCGGCGCTGGAGGAACGCTGCACGGCGGGGATGAAGCCGACGAGCTCGCGAGAAACGACGTCCGTGGCAGCATAGACGTCGGAGAGGAGGTTGGTGAACGTATTGGACATGGCGTGACGGTGATCGGGTTGACGCTAGCTGGGACTCAGTTGGAGAAAGGGGACTTGACCGGAATGCCGGTGACGCGGCCGCCACCGAGGGAGAACTTCATCTTCTCCGCGGGGTTGAGCGCGGAGAACTCGGCGTAGGAAAGCTCTTTGGCCGAATCGGTGGTGGTGCTGCTGCTCTGCGCGGCGGGGGGGAGGCCAGCGGCGGGGAAGCCGAGCTCGGCGAGTTTGTCGGCGGAGCGGACTTCGATGCGGCTGTTGAAGGCGGTCTTCAGCGCGGCGGCATCTTTGCCGGCCAGCTCTTCGGGCTTGAAGCCGAGAGTGGCGCAGAAATCGGTGAGCTGGGTGTTGAGCGCGGTGACCTTCGTGGTGAGCTCGGCGACTTGGCCTTCGGCGGCGGTCTTCGCCGCGGTGGCTTCGGTGGCAGCGGTCTGCGCAGCGGCGAGATCGGCGGTGAGCGCGGTGACTTGGGTGGTGAGCGCGGCGTTGTCACGCACGAGGCTCTCCTTGGCGGAGAAGGCAGCGGTGAGCTTGCCCATGAAATCGGTGGCGGTAAGCGGAGCGGCGGCGGGAGCGGGGGCTGGTGTATCCATGTTGTAAGGTGCGCGCGAGCGTTGCGGTGCGGCGCGTGTCAAATGCCGGCGCGGGGCGCGGGAGCGGTGGCGAGCTGGGCGCCGAGGGCAGCGAGGGAGAGCGCCACGCCGGCGCGCACGCGGTTTTTCACTTCGCGCACGGAGCTCACGACTTCGTCGGCGAGTTTGTTTTCGACGGCTTCGGCACCGTCGAACCACTGACCTTCGAGGGCAGAGGCGGGAATGCCAGGGCGCGCAGCGCGCACGGCAGCGACAAAGCTATCGTTGGTGCGCTGCACATCGTGATCGAGGAAGGCGCGGGCGGACTCATCGAGGGGATTGCCCATCACGCCGATGGCTTTGAATTTCCCGCGTTTGAAGAGTTCGAGTTTGATGCCGAGCTGGTCGAGCATCGCGGTGTAGTCGTAGAGCGCGATGTAGGTGCCGACGCTGCCGACATCGGCGGAGCCGGTCGTGAAGACGGTGCTGGCAGCGGAGGCGATCCAGTAAGCTGCAGAGCAGCACTGCGAATCCGTGACGGCGACGACGAGCTTGGTAGTGGCGAGCTGCGCGACTTGGGCCGCGGTCTCGGGCGTGCCGGTGGCCATGCCGCCGGGGGAGCGAAACACGAGCACCACGGCGAGCACATCGGTGCGGGCGGCGATCTCATCGAGCGCGGCCTGCAGGCGGTCGAGACTCATGGCGCCGAAGCACCAGCAGGTGAAGGCATCGTAGCCCTTGACGAGCGGGCCGTTGATCTCGATCTCGGCGACACCTTGCTCGACTTCGTAGAGGGGCTTATCCCACGGCATCACCTCGGGAGACTCGGCGGGCTCGACGGGCTCGGGCGGCTCAGCGCCATCGCCCTCGCCATCATCGGCCCGGCGGGGCGCGCGGCGCGGCGCGGTGCCGCGGGTGGAGACATCGAGCGCGAGGGGGGACTTGACCGCGGCGGCCACGGAGAGCACGAGGGCGCTGTGCCGATCCGCCCGCATGGCCATGGGCGTGCAGAGCAGATCGACGAGGAGATTATTGGCCAGAGCGGGAGTGAGGTGCGGTGTCATGCGGCGGAAGTTTAGTTGCCGGCGGCGGCCTGCTCGGCCGCGGCCTGAGCAATCGCGGCCGCTTCGTCGTCAGTCGCGGTGGTGCTGGTCTGCGTGGTGGCAGTGCCGGCGCGGCCGTAGACGCGCTCAAGCACGAGGCCGGGATCTAGTCCGCGTTCGCGGGCGCCGTCGGCGATGAAGCGCATCTCATCCATCCAATCATTGAGCTGCTCCTCGGAATCGAGACCTTCCCAGCCGAGGCAGCGTTTGAAGGTGAGAGCGCCGGAGCGGACTTGCTCGAGGTAGAGTTTCCCATCGCGGCCTTTGTCGACGGTCCAGCGGGCGGGCGGGATGCAGACGTGTTTCCACCACTGCGGATCGGTGGGGCGGCGGAGGCGGCCGGCGGCCATCTCCATGGCCGTATCGTAAAAGTAGTAACGGGCGAGGACGCTATCGACGAGGTTTTGCTGCTCAACTTCGATGAAGCTCTGCGCATCGGCCATCACGTAGCGGGTATTCGCCCCGCCGAGGGCGGCGATATCGTAGAGCAACTCGGGAGCCATATCGACGCCCCACGAAATATCGCGGGCGAGGCTCTTCATGAACTCCATGGCATTCGGGTGCGGGCGCTCGTCGAGCAGGGTCTTGATATCGGAGCCGGGCGGGAGGCCGGGAATCTCGCCACCCTGGGAGAGCTGCTGCTCAAGGGTGCGCTTGGTGCCATCGGAGAGGGTGACGGAGCTGGTGGGGTTGGCCCCATTGCCCATCGGGGGAATGCCAGTGCCGGAATTCGAGGCAGCCTGGGAAATGTAGTAGCCGATACTATTCGCGATCTTGATGCCCTTCTTCGTGGCCGCGTTGATCTCGGTCATGTCGATCAGGTGATTGCACGCGCGGTGCAGGATCGAGGGGGTGCGGTGTTTGCCGGGGCTGGCGTAGTCGCCCAGGTAGCAGAAGGAGGCGGCGGGCACATCGGCCTGCGTCTGCTCGTCGCCGAGGATGCGATACGCGGTGGCGGCATTGTTGCGGTCGACGAGCACGCCGTCGAAGAGGCGGGCGCGCTCGCCTTCGCTGAGGCGGCCGGAGCCGAGGCGGTGCGACTCGACGAAGGCCACGCTGGCGAGGCCGCCGGGCGACCTCGTCAGCACGGTGCCGACATCGCCATCGCGGTAGCGGCAGCGGAGGAGGCCGCGTTGGGCGCTGTAGAAATCCCAGCGGTTGCCGAGGTCGAAGGCGGCGGCGGAGCCGTTGCGCTGTTCGAAGAGGGTTTGGCGCTCCTTATTCCACGCGCGATCCGCGGTGGCGGGGCGGATCATGAGGCCGGTGCCGGCGACCATGCGGGCGAGGCCGTTGATGATGCGGCCGGCGAAGCCGACATTGGCATCGAGGTAGCGGGCGCGGCGGAGGATCTCGGTGCGGGAGTAGGTGGTGAGTTCCTTGCGGGTATCGATCTGCGGGAAATAGACGTAGCCGCGCATGGTCGAATTATCCGCGGCGTTGTAGCCACCGCCGGCACCGTAGGAGCCGAAGGCACCGCCGTAGCCGGCGGTCGACAGGCGCTGCACCGCAGGCTCACCGGGGAGCGGGACGGAGGCGGGGGCGGCGGACTTGGGCCCACGGGGGCGACGGGTAGGGCTGGCCATGGGACGAGATCAGGTTTCGACGAGGCGGCAGGAGAAATCGACGAGGCGGCCGGCGGCGCGGGAGGTGGGGGCGTTGGTGGGATCGAGCTCGCGGAGGACGGCGAGGGCGGCGGCGAGCTTCACCATGGGCTCAAGCACGAGCTGGCCAGCGGCGCCGCCATCCGTGAAATTCTGCGAGGTGATGACCGTGGCATCCGAAGCGGAGCCATCGCCGAGGGTGGTGACGAGCCGGCGCAAGCCCGGGAGGTCGCTCGCGTATTTCACGCGGAGCCACTCTTTGTATGTTTCGATTTGGCTGGCTTGGTCCACGGCGGGGCGCGCGTGTCAAAGCCGGGGGGCCAAAGCAGAACGCCGCCGGGAGCGACTCCGGCGGCGACTGTCTTTCCTTGAATTTACCCTATGCGACAAAGAACGCTGGCGATGGCGCGGGGGTGTCAAAGGTTGGGTGGTGACTCGGTAGCGCCGGCCACCCTCCGACGTAAAATCCCCTTCGAGTATAGCCTACCCGCGCACCTTCGAAGGCCGCACCGAGCCGGGCGGTAAATTAGGAAGCGCGGGTGTGTATCTGGAACCAAGCGATGGGGGCGGGGAGTCAATTCGCTAAGGCGCGGGAGGGGCGGAGGATGGCGGATTTGATATGCAACTCGGGGCTGCATAAGCAGTGTTGGACGGCTTTAGCGGACGCTTGCGTTTTTTCGGGAGGCTCAAAAGAGCAAGCCATGCCTCGCGCGTGATCGGCGCGTCCGATGCACCTCGCTCGCGCTTTGCGATGGTCTGCGCGTGGACGCCGAGCTGCGCGGCGACGCTCTCTTGCGTGCCGCGCAGTTGGCGCTGGGTCTGGTATTCGGCGGGGCTCACTTTTGTTTGCGCCACGTCTGGTAATCCGAGACCGACTCAAAGGCCATGTAGCCGCCCTCGACTTTGACGATTTTGGCGGCCCAAGGAGCGAGCTTGCGGGCTTGTTTGGCGGAGGAGGCGGTGATCATTTCTTTTTTCATTTTTTAGTTTTTTGCGTCTCGGGCGTGATTGCCTCTGACGTGATAGAGCTAAGCGTTACGCTTAGTTATTGTCACGCTTTTTATGATTATATTTTCGGGGCCAAATTCCAAGCCGTCCAACAAGCGAGTAGAGACAACCGCGACGATGGCCAGTGAGCGTGCTCACGTCAGGGGCGCGGTGTCTCACCCGCGACGTTCGGCTTAAGCTCTGAGGCCATTTTCTTGGCGTCAGCGATCTCGCGTTCGAGATTCTTGATTTGAGCGTCGATTTCCTCGAATAGTGCCCGCGCTTCGTTGCGGCGCTTTTGGAGCCAGTAGTGCATGAGGATGCGTTCGCCTTGTCGCGCGTTCTCCACGCGAAGAGCCGAACAAATCGCCACATCCAACGCCAGGGACTGTCCCGCCTTCCGGCGCGTCTTGGTTTTCTTTTGATTGGGTTGCATGATTTTAGTCGCCGGTATTCGCCCCGGCGTGGCTGATCTCAAACGTTATGCAAGAGGCAGAACCTCCTGCGCTAGTCGGGCTACGATCTCGCGGCAGTAGCGTTCCTCGCGCTCGATTAGAACGCAGTGGCGCCCCATGTCTTTGCACGCGCGCCCGGTCGTTCCGCTGCCAGCGAAGGGGTCGAGCACCGTTTTCGC